GTTCGAAGCATCTGTTGATGGTGAAGCATATGATCCAGAGCGTTTTGGACAGTACTTTCGTGCTCCAGGCATGAGTGCTCCAACTGGTGATCCAAACAAAGGTGCAACAGCACCAGCGGCGACTCCAGTAACTCCGGCTCCTACTCCAGCACCTGAGCCAGTAGCAGAAACTGTAGCACAACCTGCTCCAGCGGCAACTACTGCAAGTGCAGATGAAGACAAACCAAGTAGCGAACGTGCTAACGATATTTTGGCTATGATTCGCAACCGTCAATCATAAGGAGTAATCATGGCGAAACCATTCGACGTTAGTAAATTTCGTAAGAACCTTACCAAGAGCATTACTGGTCTAGGTGTGGGTTTTAACGATCCAACTGACTGGGTTTCGACTGGCAATTACGCACTTAACTATCTTATCTCTGGGGATTTCTACAAAGGGATCCCCTTGGGTAAGGTAACAGTGTTTGCTGGCGAATCCGGCGCAGGTAAAAGTTACTTTGCTTCAGGTAACATTGTAAAGGCCGCACAAGAGCAAGGCATCTTTGTAGTTCTAATTGACTCAGAGAACGCACTTGACGAAAAGTGGCTACAAGCACTAGGTGTTGACACAGACGAAAGCAAATTGCTTAGACTGTCAATGTCTATGATCGACGATGTAGCAAAAACAATTAGTGAGTTTATGAAAGACTACAGATCAGACTATGATGCTGTAGACACAACAGACAGACCTAAAGTGTTATTTGTTATTGACTCACTAGGTATGTTGCTAACTCCAACAGATGTTGATCAGTTTGGTAAAGGTGATTTGAAGGGTGACATGGGTAGAAAACCCAAAGCACTTACAGCACTTGTACGTAACTGTGTAAACATGTTCGGTAGTTACAATGTAGGTATGGTATGTACTAACCACACATACGCTTCACAAGACATGTTTGATCCTGATGATAAGATCAGTGGAGGACAAGGCTTTGTGTATGCTTCATCTATTGTGGTAGCAATGAAAAAATTGAAACTAAAAGAAGATGAAGACGGTAAAAAGGTAACAGATGTACGTGGTATCAGAGCCGCTTGTAAGGTAATGAAAACACGTTACGCAAAACCTTTTGAAGGCGTACAAGTAAAGATTCCATATGAAACAGGCATGGATCCTTACAGTGGACTAGTAGACTTGTTTGAAAAACAAGGTATTCTAACACAACAAGGTAATAGACTCAAATTTGTCAACGCTCGTAACGAAGAAGTACTGCACTATCGTAAAGATTGGACAGGTGAAAATCTTCAACTCGTAATGGACGACTTTTCTAAGATTAGGCATAAGTACGAAGATGCTGTAGAACCGACTGAAGAAGCGGAAGAAGAAGCATCAACTACAACTATCGAGGAAAAGACAAGTAATGGACATGAGTGAAGACCAACTAATCGATCTTTGGGACATCTTTAGCGAGTATGTCCCGAAGGCTAATAAAGAACAATTAGCAATGCAGTATGTCAAATGGGCTCAAGATAACGGCGTTGAGGAAGACGTTCTTTATGCTCTAGGTGCTGAAGATCCTTATCTAGGAGAAGCAGTAGAGGACCTACAGGGCAAAAGATCAGACGACGATGATGACTGGGACGATGACGAATACAGCAGTGACGATGAAGAGTGGGATTAAATGAATTGGTATTCTAGGATTACTCAAGATATTGGAAACATACCTGACGCAATTCTTTGGTACGAAGGCGAACTAGAAGAAGCACGTAAGGAAACAAAACTGTTTGGCAACTTAGAAAAGCAAGCCGCAAACTTGCCCGGTATAGTTGAAGAACGTTTTGGACAGTTACAAGAAATTGAAGCAGTTCTAGAATACCTAAACATTGAACTAAGAAGAACTCGTAGCAAGTTCTTTAAACAGTATCTAGAAAACTATCAAAGAGCATTATCAAGTCGTGACGTTGAAAAATATGTAGACGGCGAAGCAGACGTTGTTGATTTTGAAAAGATTATCAACGAGTTTGCCCTGTTGCGTAACAAGTGGTTAGGAGTCATGAAAGGCATTGACATGAAGCAATGGCAGATAACTAACATTACTAAGTTACGTGTAGCAGGAATGGAAGATGCATCAATCTAATACTCCAAAAAAATTTAGAATGAAAATAACGTACCCAGACGGTACAACTTATGACGCTAGAAAAGATTTTACTTTATGGACAAACTTTCTTGGTATAACTAATTATAGTTTTAAAGGTAAAAGAGTTTTAGATATTGCAACCGATGAAGGTTGGTGGGCATTTTGGGCAGAAATGCAAGGTGCTGACTATGTTGAAGCAAGCGATGTTGAACTAGGTGAAGATTATGATTGGGGATACCATAAAGACTGGGAATGGATCAACAAACTAAATTCAACACGAGGCGGCCGAAATGTTTTTAATTTTCATCATAAAAATCTAGACAGCAAAATAATTGTAAAAAAGGAAAGCATATATCAAGCAACAGGAAAGTTTGATTGGGTTTTTGCACACGGATTAATGTATCATTTACGTCATCCTTTACTTGCTATAGATAATGTTAGAAAAATATGTAACGGTGTTTTTATATTTGAAACATTTGTTGATATTAATAATAATCCTTATATTGCAGAATCAAAATTTTATAGGTCAACAGAACTTGGTCCAATATCAAATTGGACAGGTGCAACAACTGCTTGTTATAACAGTTGGTTGAAAGATGCAGGGTTTAGTGATGTTTATTTTACAAATCCAGGCGGTGAAGTATTAGGGCCTCCTCGTCAACTCTTTGTTGGTGTTGCTGACAAACAATACAATAAAATATTCAAAAATAATTCTAATTTAAACTATTGTGATAATATCTATTGGCAAAAAGTATTTGATAATACTAAGTTTGCTGATAAAGGTATCTACGATCATAAATTTTCCGATCAATAATATACGCATATAAATACCAGTATGAAAACAATCGTATTGGTAACAGGTGGCTTTGATCCACTACACTCCGGACACATTGCCTACTTTGAAGCGGCGGCCAAACTAGGTGATGAACTCATAGTAGGACTTAATTCAGATGCTTGGCTTACCCGTAAGAAGGGTAAACCTTTTATGCCACTCAAAGAACGTGTTGCTATTGTAAGCAACTTACGTATGGTTAGTGGTTGTATTGATTTTGACGACAGCGATGAAGGCGCAGGCGGTGCTATATTCAAATGCAAAGAAATCTTTGGAGCAGATGCAAAAATAATCTTTGCTAACGGCGGCGATCGCAGTGTAAAAAATATTCCAGAACTTGTCATGTATGGTGATGATCCGCAAGTGGAATTTGTATTTGGCGTTGGTGGAGACGATAAAAAGAATTCAAGCAGTTGGATACTAGATGAATTTAAACATCCTAAGGTAGTAAGACCATGGGGTTGGTATAGAGATTTATATACAATTGGTAAAGAAATCAAAGTAAAAGAATTAGTAATAGAACCTGGAAAACAATTATCAATGCAGAAGCACAGCAAACGTGCTGAAATGTGGTATGTGCTTAAAGGCAAATGCAAAGTCCTTACACTGTTAAATAATGTACCCGATGAAAAAGTTTTGAATAGTTTAGGAATAGGCTATGACATTGGAAAGGAAGTTTGGCACCAAGGAGTAAATCCTTACCAAGAACCTTGTCATATACTAGAAGTTCAACACGGAGAAGAATGCATAGAAACGGATATTACACGTATCGGTGTTGATGAAAACTATGATAAGGAAGGACAACAAGAATAATGAATACCGTATATATTGGTTATGATTCCAGAGAAAAAATCGCTAGTGATGTTTGCGAGCATAGTTTACGTCATACAACAGAAGAGCCTATTGATATTAAGTACCTCAAACTTAATGAACTTAAAAAGAAAGGCATTTATACTAGAGGAGAAGATACATTAGGTTCAACAGAATTTACCTTTAGTAGATTCCTAATTCCATACCTACAAGATTACAAAGGTTGGGCATTGTTTTGTGACTGTGATTTCTTATGGTTAGACGATGTTGACAAAGTGTTTGCACAACGAGATGACAAGTATGCTGTTATGTGTGTGCACCATGATTATACACCCAAAGAAGGTGTAAAGATGGATGGTAAACAACAAACACTATATCCAAGAAAGAACTGGAGTTCAATGGTGTTATGGAACTGCGGACATCCGAGCAATCAACAGGTTATTCCTAGTATGGTAAATCATGAAACTGGTAAGTTCATGCATCGTTTTAGTTGGCTTAAAGACGAAGAAATTGGAGAAATAAGTCATGAATGGAATTGGTTAGTAGGTTGGTATCATGAACCACAAGACGGTAAACCCCGAGCATTACACTACACAGAAGGCGGTCCTTGGTTTGATAACTGTCAAGATGTAGAATATGCCGACCTTTGGTTAAAAGCACAACAAGAAGTAAAAAATGGATAAACTTAATATCGCGGCCATAGACGGTGCAATTAAAAGAAATCCAAAAGTATTAACAAAGTGGTTTGGAACAGAAAACTTTATTTGGTGTTCTTCACTAGCAGAAGCAGAAGAACAAGCAAGTAATATAGATATCTATGTTCAAACGAATCTTTTAAAATATAAATTTTTTATTAGAGGACGTGATCCGCAGTATGTACATATTCTTACTAGTGGAAAACCTAAACTAGTACAAGAAAGTTCAATGTTCAGATCTGTAAAAAATCCTCACGATAAAAAACAACTACAGAGGCTTGGTTGGAATAGTTATCAATATGGAGAAGCAGATTATAACAATGAAAATTCACCACCTGATCGCTGGAAAATGATTGAAAGAGATTATCAAATACAAAGACGAGACTGGAAACGTAATGGGGAGTATG